ACTCTGCAGCGTCGATGTCGCAAGTGCGGCAAGCGGGTCCGCGCGCAGCTAGTCCGGCACTGGTCTGGTCGAGGCCGGCCTCGTCAATGGAAACTTATTGAGCGGCCGAAGCACATGCCTCACTATGCGCTGCGGGCCGAGTGCCGTCAGAGGAACAAGGGGATGAGAGAATGAGCTCTAGAAAAGTGAAATGCCTGAAATGCGGATACACCTGGCTCTCAGGAGCAAAGAGCCCCAGGTGCCACCAGGGAAGAATAATCGTAACCACAAAAGAAGGATGCAGCGGTTACACGGTTGATGAGGATTGAAGATGGCGAAGAAGATGGGAGCCAGGGAGTTCTTCAAGTGGCTCCTGATCGAGCTGGACTCCTGGCCCGGTTGGGATCAGTTCACCGAGGAGGACGAGGAGGAGGTCCAGAAGCTAGAATGGTTCGAGGTTTCCGAACACATGGAGATAGACTACTCCGGGCTCTCTGACGAGTTCCTCGAGGTGGAGTTGATCTGCCTGTGCTGCGGAGTGCGCCCAGAGCTCTGCGTGGGTTAGGATTGGGAGCATGAGACTCGCGCTCAAATCCAGGCGGGCCCGATCACTCAACTCCACCGGTCGCAGTGCCTGGGGCTCTGCCTGGTTCTTCTTCTTGCCCTGGAGGGGGACCGAACCATGACCAGTTCGGGTTTAGCAGGTTGTAGAGGATGGCACCCAGGGAGAAGTCTCCCGCAGCAGGCCCCGCCACGCCCTCGGCTTCTCGTTGTGCCCTGGCTCTCTCATACTCGGCCTTCCAGTTGTCGTAATCGAAGGGTGTAGGCCATCCCGTTTCGATTCCCAGGGCCTCCAGCACCATCGCGATCGAATAGAAAACCTGAACCATCACCGTGGGGTCTTCCAGATGTTTGGTGATCTCCGAGACGCCGATACCCTCGAAGAGAGAACCGGCCCCGCTCGTAACTTGCTTGAACTGGACTGCAGCGATCAGAGAGTCAAGCTGCTCGGACTGCTTGTCCTGCAAACTGATGCGGTACTCGATCACCTTGTCCGGCTTTCGCTTGGTCATGAGAACGCACCGGCCAGGTCATTGAGGAGGTCGAACACGTAGCCTCTCCCGACGAGCCAGCCGAGTACGAATGCGAAGGCGTTGTCGATGACCAGGCGCTTAGCCTGCTCGGGGAAGCTCTCGTCGTCACTCATCAGGCATCACCGGCCAGTTCTCTGCGGCCTCGTTCGCCGTGTCGTGAACCTGGGGGAGATCTCGAAGCGCCTGGCGGTGATCCTTCTTCGCCTGGCTCATGGTTAGATCCTTGACGGCCCACCAATCAGTCTGTTTGAGTTCCTCATCACGCATGATTCGGAGCTCATGCCAGCTTATCTCGATCTCTCTAACCTCGACCACATCGGTCCCGTGCATGATCGTGCGCTTGATCGTCGGCCTCATGAAAACTCAATCCCCACAGATGGACGAAGGTTGCCCCTCGGTTCGAGCGTAGTCTTAGTGACTGTAGCAGGAAGGGCGTTAGCGGAAGCGGAAGGATACCAGAACACCTGCCAGGAGTTCGTTAGAGCTGCGGTCGGTCCCATGTAAGGCGGCGCGCTGTCGCCGCCTGTTATGGTGAAAGAAGTTCCAGCATCTCGAACCCAGGCGTACCAGTATTGAGTTCCGGAGACCAGGGTGGCTGTACCGGTCAGCGATGTCTGGGTTGTGAGTCCGTCAACCTCAGCATCGAATACGGCTTCAGTCAGCTTGGCGTTAGGGAGTCCGTCGTCGTCGGAATAGATCGCAACGTCCAGGTTCACGGCTGAAGCAGCCACGCTGTTGATGTCGATGGAGATCGAGGCGACGTCACCAGACTTCGGGGAGATGAACGGGGCCCACTGTGGTTCACTCCTCGAGAGAGTGCCGTTGTTGCCAGTGGTCTGCCCCCAGGGCGGTGTTGCATCGATCCGGTTGATATCGTATGTTCCGCTGATCGTAGACGCATCCGCGAGCACGGCGTTCATGGTAGGGGTACCACCGGCTTCGAGGAGACCATCCCATTCACCAGCTACTACCAGGCGTGCGAGGTTGACGATGATGAGGTCAACCATCTCCTGCTCATTCATGTCCTCGATCGAGATGGGGTTACCGGTGCTCTGGACCTGGGCGAATGTAACATTGTCTAAATCTAGGTTCTGAAGCAGGGGAAAGACCCTCTTCGAAGGCTTACGATCCTCAGCTCTCATCCTAACAGCCCGTCCCATTCCTGTTTGACTGACAACCTAGCGAGGTTGACGATGATAAGACGAATGCATTCCTCTCTATTCAGCTCTTCAATTGAGATTGGATCGCCTACTGAGGTGACTTGAGCGTTGGTGACGTTTTCTAGGTCGAGGTTCTTCAGGAGCTTGTACACGCGAGGAGAGATCGAGTGGGTCATCATCTCATCCCCATCATCAAGATGGCAAAGCCCCAGAAGTTGTTTGGAATCTGAAAGGCCCCTCTCGGGTCGAACGGTCCCGGCCCTGCCCCGTTACCGACTCCTCCTGCTCCATTACCTGCTGCAGCCTCCCGAGCTGCTGCTGCTGCTGCTGCTGCTGCTCGGTTCGCTTCTTGCTGTGCTAGTCTCCTCAGTACCTCTGCAGTTGTGGCCGAACCCATCTGTTGGCCTGTCCCAGTTAGTTCATACACACTTTGAACCTGTACCAACGCCGACACCTCACTTGAGCTGCTTGGATCGCATTTTGGCTATTCTCTCGATGCTGTCGAGGTCCTTGGTCGAGATGAAGTCACGCAGGTAGAGCTTCTTGGCCTTCGAGAGAATCTCCGCGAGTCTTCTGCGGCCAGCAGCCTTCGTCATCCGCGCCAATTTCTCACCTCTAAGCACTCGTGAGGAACTGGGCTTTGAAATTCAGGTTGACGGGTGCGGCGAGATCCGCTGGCAGTGGTTGTTGAACGCTGGGGTCGGTGTCGGTGACGCTGCCGACGACGTTACCCAGGGCATCGACGATGTAGGCGCCGTTGGTTTCGATAAGTGCTCCATCCACAGTTGTGAAGGTGGCGGAAATGCAGGTCTGGCCCTGGAGCGTGTCGCCGATCGAGTTCCCAGTCTGGATGTCCACGAGTTCGTTAGTGGCTCCCCCGCTCGGGGTCACATGGAATATCCTCGAGACTCCGCGATTGGTGTAAACTGCCAGGGCAGCTCCTCGGTCAGAAGCGGTCTGTGTCATGACCTTGAGCAAGTCGCCCGCCTGCAGCGTAAAGGCAGCCCAGAGTCTTGGAGTGAACGTCGAGGCTCCCTTCACACAGACGGCGATGTTTGCAGCTACGACGCCTTGGCGGAGGATGTAGGCGTACGAGACGCCGACGGATCCACTCACTAGACCATGGGTGACGGTCTTGCCTGGAGCATAGTCGCCGATGTTAATTGCGCTCACTGTGTAGACCGTATCTGTGGTCAGAGATGTTTCTGTTCCCTCTACGACTTCGAGCTTGAGAGGGATGTTCGTGCCGTCGCTGCAGACCAGATTTCCCACGCATGTCGTTGTCGCCATCCAATCACCTCAGATTTTAACTCCGATCCCCAGGGGCTTCATGAGGTTCCGGTTCACATTTGCGATCGGTTTCCTCAATAGGCGCTTGGCGAACTTGAATGTCAGGCCGATTCCGATAGCTGACACGGCCATAGCCTGGTAGTTCTGCATGAAGTTGGCCTGCATCGCATCGAAGGAGGAGCCTGGATCACTGACGATGCCGCCCAGGGTGAGCGCAGCGCCTCCGTTGGTGGTCGCCATGGACATCCCCGTGCCAGTGCCATCGAACCCGAGGACGCCGATTGGTGAATTGGCGAAAACGCCAGAGGTCAGCACGCTCGCGTACGCATACGATTCCGCGAGATCGATAAGACTGATCTTCTTGGCAGTGCGCCGCCTGGTCTTTCGGCCTCTTCGCCTCGGCATGATTGAAAAACCGCAGTAGTAGGTTTATAATTTAATGGAATTCGTCAATTGAAGATTGAAACCGTCCGTCCGGGCCTTTCTGCGTGACAACAGCTTCGATCGTGTTCATCTTCTGAGCTGCGATCGACTGGATCATCTGTGCGATCGCTCCCTGTATCGGATTGGGCGGCTCGAAGTCGATCCCGCCTTCCATTACGCGGTCCACGAGCGCCTTGAGTGCCAGGGCGAGACGTTCATCGAGCAGCTCGAGCATGTTTGCAAGCTCTATCCTCAGCCAGAGAGCGAAAATGACCATTCCAGACAGGGTCAAGAGGTCCAAAACACCTAGAATCAGCAATTCAGTGGCAACCATGTGCCGTCCTCCAGCCCCAGACCGTCCTTCAACCTACCTTTATCCCTTATTTTAGCCACCCCGCGCGCCCACCCTACACCGTACACCGTCTTTAGTGGTTGCTCGGCTGCTCATTGTTGCGATAATAATAATAACATCCCCTTTCCTGCCTCGGCCATGTGCCCTGGCATCTCTGCAAGCCTGTCCGAACCCGCATACGCCATATTTGCGTCGTGGCCGAAAAAGATGCGCTCTAGGAGGCTATCTGAGACACTTGAGGACCATAAGCGATGTATCGACCGCACCGCGCAGGTGAAGCGCCTCAGATCGTCCATCAGGGTGCTTCAGGAGCGACTCGAGGAATTGGGGGTTGAATTGTGAAGAAGGGAATGTGGGAATGCCCCCAGTGCCAGACATGGTGGACTTGGGAGACTCGCCCTGGCACGATCACTCTGCAGCGTCGGTGCCGCAAGTGCGGCAAGCGGGTCCGTGCGCAGCTAGTCCGGCACTGGTCCGGCCGTGGCCGGCCTCGAGGATGGAAACTTATTGAGCGGCCGAAGCACATGCCTCACTATGCGCTGCGGGCTGAGTGCCGACAGAGGAATAAGGGGATGAGAGAATGAACGACGGGCTGTTGTCGGACTTTTGTTCTCATTGTGGTGAACCTTGGGAATGCACCTATGATCGACGGACATATTGCAAAAAGTGTTGTCCGGTTTGTGAGAACCAAACTAAGATGTGGATTGATTGAATGGATTGGTGCGGCATGAGGTATGTCTGCTCTCGTTGTCAGCGAGAGCTGAGAAGGACCGGAGGCCGGTGCTCCAATCGGACAATGTGCGCTCGATGCTGTCGGGAATTGAAAGAGGTTTGAAGATGGCGAAGAAGATGGGAGCCAGGGAGTTCTTCAAGTGGCTCCTGATCGAGCTGGACTCCTGGCCCGGTTGGGATCAGTTCTCCCACGAGGACGAGGAAGAGGTACAGAAGCTAGAATGGTTCGAGGTTTCCGAACACATGGAGGTGGACTACTCCGGCCTCTCTGACGAGTTCCTCGAGGTGGAGTTGATCTGCCTGTGCTGCGGAGTTCGCCCCGAATTGTGCGATAATCAGCACCTATCGATGCCATGATGGTGGGGGTAAACGCCCCGATTAGGGAATACTGACGCCGAAACTGGCTGCCCACATCTGAGCTACTGACGTCCAGGTTTCCCCAGTAGCAGGGTTGACGCCTGGTGTCGTCTGGTAGAGGGTAGCTGTCTGCTCGATGGATGCTTCTTGTGCGGGGGTAAGCGGGGCTCTCTCGATCAATCTCTTGATGAAAGCCCAGAGCCCAGGGCCGAACTCGTCCTTGTTGGCCTTCCACCACTCTCTAACATCATTGATAATGGCTCCAACGTCGTTAGGAGTGCCGAACAGGATTTCCTTTCCTGTTGCTATCTCGAGAAGCGTAATGCCGATGTAGACGTTCTCAAAGGAAAGCATCTGGTCTATTGACTCGCTGACTTTGTCAATCTGGTAAGCCCCGACAATCGCGTCTAGCTGCTGGCGCTCTTTCTCCTGCAGAGAGATGCGGTACTCGATCACCTTGTCCGGCTTTCTGCGGCTGGTCATGTGAACGCACCAGCCAGATCACCGAGTAGAGCTGCGATGTGGCCCGCCCCCAGGAGCCAGCCGAGTACGAATGCAAAGGCGTTGTCGATGACCAGGCGCTTCAGTTGCTCGGGGAAGCTCTCCTCGTCGTGGTCATGGTGCTCAGGCATCCTCAGGAGCCTCCGGGAATGCATCGGCTGCGTTGTTTGGATCATCAAATCGTTGGGGTAGAGTTCTCAACAAATCCCGAAACTCCTTCCACGGATTCGGGAGAGTGACGTCCTTGAGAGCTCGCCAGTCTGAATCGGCTAGAGCCTGGTTTCGCTCCCTTCGCACTTGTTCCCAGGAGACATCCTTCATCCCCGACTCGAGGAGTTCACCGTCAGACCCGAATATCTCGTATGATCTATTCATTATCCTCACACATCAAGTCGTATTTTAGGGGCTGGTCCAATGAGAACACCTATTGATCCGGTAGTTAGTGGGGTTGGTGGAACCCCTGCCGCGCTGTATGTTAAGCAGCCTCCGGAGTTCGTTGATATGGCCGATGCCGCAGCAATAGGCATCCCGCTCCGACCGTATTCGTAGTACCCACCTGCGTAGGTACACGAACCGCTAGTGCGCGCCCATGAAAGAGAGGCGTAATAAATTGTATTGGCACCGAGAGTGATCCCCGTCGCAAACGAGAGAGTCTTATCGCCCGTAGAGCTGATTGATGCACTGGCAGAATCTAAAATCTTCGCGTGGGGTAAATTGGTTGATAAATCGCAGCTATAAATTGAGACATAGAAAGTACCATTGAAAGTACCAGAGGGAATGCTGAACATGATATCGGACGCGGAGATTTGAGCCGGTACCGAGAACGGAACCAAGAATAGGGTGTCTTCAGGAAAAGCCACATTGACAGCCTGCGATCCCTGAGACTGGCCAGTCAAGTCATAGACGTAAGTTTCTGATGGCGGTGCTACCGAAAGCATGTTCGCAGCACTACTACCAGAACTAAGCCAGCCGTCGAACGATCCCTTAGTTACCATACGCGCAAAAGCTACGAGACAAATTCGACGGAGTTCGTCCTCGTTCTGCTCCTCTATGCTGATCGTATCAGCTACATCTGACAGGTTAGCGGCAGTGACAGTCTCTAGATCGAGGTTCTGAAGGAGGGTGTAGACCCTGGGGGAACGCTTGTCGGCATCTGGTAGAGGCATCACAACCACCCGTCGAAGCTGCCCTTAGTTACCATACGCGCAAAAGCTACGAGACAAAGGCGACGAAGCTCATCCTCGTTGAGCATCTCGATGCTGATCGGGTCAGCCACATCAGCCAGGTTATCCGCAGTGAGGTTCTCGAGGTCGGTGTTCTTGAGGAGTTTGTACACTCTAGGCGATTGCGCCTGTACATTTGGAAGGGGCATTATCTCACCGCTTCTCGGCCCATCTAACGACTTCACGCATACGCTTAACGCCCATCAACTCGGTATCGAAAAGCAGTTTCGCGGCTTTCTTAACCGCTGCCTTCTCTGAGGCGCTCATTATCCTGAGTCGCGCCTTTGCCCGCTTAGATATCGCCATAGCCCTGCACCTCAGGCGGAAAGCTCGACAGCAGCAGTGTAGTTGAGGTTGACCTGAATCGAACATGTAGTGAAAA